CGTAAATAAAACAAAGCGTAAATTGAAACAAAATGATAATCGCTAAGAAGAGTACTCCGGCAACAGTTATGCCGGAACTGTCGTCGTCAACCACCCCCCTTTCCTGCTGGAAGACTTTCACGCGTAAACAACGTACAACACCAAAACGGAGCCAAAACTCTGGAGACGTTGATTATCGCGGCGGTAAAGTAAGATTTATACAGAAGGTCAAAGATTGCGTGCATAAAAAGTGGAATGGCACCGATCTTAGAAAACGCAGTAAGTATGCGTCCAGCAGACGGCAAACACCACCCATGGATTTTAGGAAGATGTTACATCACAACATCAAGGATATTAACAAGATTCCTATGGCATCCAACCACACCCACCCGTCAGCAGCGTCTATGAGAACATCAGTCGCAGCCGAACTCGAACGGACAATTTTGGCCGCTGGTTTAACACCTTATAGCGTGTCCATGTCACATCGGGATAAATATGACGGATGTAGATACTTCTTCATGCAGAAAGATCTCGACAAAACTTTCCGGGACGATGTAGTCACGGAACAGCACGTGTTGATGATGATTGATGTTGACTACTATTGCGACATCAACCAATACTTGCAGCTTGGAAACCCCCTGATGTTGTACACGTTTGTGCCAACTGAAGCAGGTGGCAAGGCATTAGACGCCAGCTACACTATAGACAACAACATTGTCACGTATAGTGTGCAAGGAGGCGCAACCTACCACCATGAGTTATGGGATTACCAGGGTGACAATGTATGCGTTAAGGACAAATATGGAAACACCATTGTCTACGTCATCGAGCAACATGTCTTGGAGGAAGATCCAAATCGAAGAATCGTCGGATTCTACCCTATCGCCACGTACCCACGTTTCACCGTCCCATTTGAGTTGAACTTGGGAGTGAAGCGCCTACGTCCGACGCATGGAGGAGTAAACTGCATCAAAAATATCACAAACAGCATGGTCTCGGTAGCAGTTACCGGATCAACGAACTCGGTCACAATACCGCAGTCAATATACGACGCTTTGGTCGTGAGACGTGGAGAGAGCAAGAACCCTGTGATCGCCGATGTTGAGCGAATATTGAACGCTGAAGGCATCGAGAAGGCCTTTCTTAAGGCTCCCATCTTGTTCAAGCTGTTAAGTAGTGAGATTAGTGGATGTGGAACAATAACATCGACCACAGCCATCGGACCAGCCCGGAACTTTCAAACTATGTTCCCATTGGTCCATGAAGATGGCAAGGCCGTGGGCAGAAGTGTTGCCCCACCATTGGTTACAGAACCAGCATTCGTCCCAGCCAAGACATATAATAATGACGTGGCCACTATATCGGGCAGAATCGAAAAGATCAGAAATAATAAGATCACACCAGCCGATTGGAAGACCTACGACTCGGAACTAGCGGAATTCTTGGTTCCGAAGAGACTTGCTGCGACTGGCACTCCATATACTTATGAACGAGTTATGGAAATGCAAAACAAGCCAGCACAGCGAGGCCGTAGCGAGCAGATAAAATCTACTGTTGCGTTAGAGTGTCTCAATAAGGTGAAGGCCTTCATAAAACCTGAACCTTATGGATCCATCACCGACCCTCGAAACATTAGCACAGTTGACCCCTCACACCAGTTAAGCTACAGTTGCTTCACTCTTCCGTTCAAAGAGGACTGTCTTAAAGGCAAGCCATGGTTCGCATCGTCAATGACACCGACTGATTTGACGAACCGTGTGCGTGAGGTTTGCCAGTATCAACATGGCGTCATAGTATCTGATTACTCACGACTAGACGGCCACATTTCAGCTGATGACAAACGATTCAAAGAACATGTGTACCAACGGTGGACAAGCCAATGCCATCGGGCTGCATTAGCAAAGATCCTAGCAGCCGATAGAAACCCGAAGGGGGTTACAGCGCAGGGTCATAAGTATGACCCGGGATTTTCCCAATTAAGCGGATCACCAGGCACTACCAACGATAATAATCTGGTGACGCTTCGACATGATTACATCGCACTTAGATTGCTCGGCAACGCACCTGAGTTGGCATGGCAATTGGTCAATCAATGGGTGCTAGGCGCATCTGATGACCGTATACGAGCTAATTTGCCAGGCCTTGCAGAAATGCTTGAGCAGGTCGCAACCAAACTGGGCCACCAATTGAAATCTGTGGTGTTAAAACCACTAGAGGGCAGCCCAGTACCATTCCTCGGCCGCATTTATGCGAGCCCCGCCAC